CCTGTCGGTGCTGGGTGCCGGCCTCAAGGCTGCAGACACCTATCAGAATGCCAAGACCAAGGGCGAGAAAGCAGAGGGCTATGGCGGCGCGGCTGGGGGGCTGGCGGGTGCTTTGGTCGGGACAAAAATGGGGTTGGCTGCCGGTGCGGCCATTGGCTCTGTCGTTCCAGGGCTTGGCACTGCCATCGGGGGTGCTATCGGTGCTGCCATCGGGGGCACTGTCGGTTACCTGGGAGGTGATGCCCTGGGCTCTTATGCTGGCAAGTCGATGTTCGGTTCTGATGAGTCGCTCAAGCGGATGCCCGCAGCGGGCCCGCTGATGCTGGCCAATGCCGGGAAGGACATTCCGCCGGTCCTGGGCGACATCGCGAAATCGTTCAAGACCGGGCAGACGCCCTTGGTCATGGGGCAGGTGGTTCGCTCGATGGAGTCAGCCTCACCGCCGGCTGCCGTGCCGGCAATGCTCAAGGCGCCCGAACCTGCGAAGCAGGTGCCCAAGGTCGATCAGCAGTTTGCTTTCTCGCCGAGCCTGCAGGTCACGGTGCAGGGGGACGTTAAAGACCCGGCTCAGGTGGCCCGGGAGGTTGAGCCTTATATGCGCCGGATGTTCGACGAGTACAGCCGCCAGGCTGCGGCGCGTCAGCTGTCGGATGAACCACACGTTTAAGGAGGTGCCATGGCGTACATGGAGCAACTGCAGTCGGGGTTTCAGTCCCTGGTTGACGCGGGGGAGGCGGGCCGCAGCAGTGCGGATGGCATGCTGACCCCACTGAACGGAGCCATCAGCGAAATTACCGGTGCTGCCTCGGAGCTGGAGAACATCCCGTTTGTGGGGCCTGAGATGGGCGCCAAGCTGCAGCGGACCTTGCGCGGCATCACCGCTGCACAGTCCGTAGTCGGCGAGGTGGCAGCTCAGTACAGCCAGGCCGTGTCGGCGGCGGGGCAGATTCAGCAGCGTCTCGGTACGTTGCAGGAGCAGACCGCCAAGGCCAGTGCCGCTATCAACCGGATCGGCGGGCAGATCAGCCCATCCCTGGGCAACATTCTCCCGACCGGATCGTTCGGCGGCCTGGGTACTCCGGCCGCCGAGGCGGTGAAGCCGTTCCCGCACCTGCTGATCATTCACCCGCTGAAGACTGGCGGGCAGCCGTATTACTTCAACCTCGACACTGCAGCCTTTGAAGAGCTGCGCCGTCAGACCGGGTTCCGCTGGGCTGGCCAGGAACGTCTGACCCGTAGCATCGCGCAGCAGGCGGTGGGCCAGGGCGACGACAAGATCACCCTCAAGGGCGCGGTGTTTCCGGGGTTCAAGGGTGGGCTGGGTCAGTTGCAGAAGCTGCGCAGCATCGGGCGGCGGTTGCAGCCGCTGAGCCTGACTACGGGCTACGGTGAAGTGCTGGGCACTTGGTGCCTGACAAGCCTTGAGGAAGAACAGAGCCACCTGCTGGCCGGGGGCATCCCGCGTAAGCAGGGCTTTTCACTGGAGTTCGTGAGCTATGGCGACGACATGCAGAACGTCTGACGGGGATCTGCTCGACACCTTGTGCCACCAGTATTACGGGCATCTTAATGGCAGTGTCGAAGCGGTGCTGGATACCAACCAGGGGCTTGCCGATGAGCCCCAGCCGTTCCGGGCTGGGGTGCTGATCGTGCTGCCGGATCTGCCGGTGGTGACAGAGGCTGCGCTGCAGCTGTGGGATTAGCCAGCTGCCTGGGCGCATTCCTTGGCGTTAGCCTGGTAGGACGTGTTGCCTTCTGAGTACTGCCGAACGTTCTGGGAAATCATGCCTTGCCAGGAGGTGTTGGCATCGATTGCGGCGGAGCGGCACTTAGCGAAGGGGGCAAACAGCGATCCGAAGCGGTCGCTTTCGTCCATTAACTTTTTCAGTGCAATGGCCTGATCGCGAGCTTGTTTGCCGTCCATAGCTCCGGACAGCGCCAGGGTTTGGCCGTGCTCTACCGTCTTATTAAGACGTTTGAGGAAGTCGCGGGCCTCCTCGGGTTTGATCTTCTTTGCTGCTTCTTGGGCGGCGATGGCCTGCCTACCGCGCTCTGCGGCTTCGGCGCTCACGGGGGCGTCGTCACCCAGGTCTATAACCCGAAGTTTCTGTTCGGCTTGTGCCATCGAGGCGGCCATCAGGCACAGCGTCAATCCGAAAATCCTTTTCACTTTCTCAACTCCTGTAGGGGCAACGGCTCGGGATTCTATGAAGTCCCGGTGGCGGTGTCACCCAGGGGGAGGTTTATTGCATGACGCCTGTATTCCGAATCGTTGCAGACGGCAAGAACATCACCGCGCTGATCAATGACCGGCTACTGACCCTGCGGACCTCGGACAAGCCCGGCATGGAGTCGGACGAGTTTGAGCTGCGCATCGATGACCGAGATGGCGCGGTGGCGCTGCCCAGCCGTGGTGCCAGTATCGAGGTGTTCATAGGGTACGCCGGCCAGTCACTGACCCGGCTGGGTCGCTACACGGTAGACGAGGTCGTGGTGACGGGGCCGCCCGACTCTATCGAGATCCGGGGCAAGGCCAGCGACATGCGCGGCAGTGGCAAGACCACCCGCAGCGGTAGCTGGGAAGACGTCCCGCTGCAGCAGATCGCGCGCGATGTGGCAACCCGCAACGGCTGGCAGCCAGTGTGCACGGTGACCACCAAGGTGCCCCGGGTCGACCAACTCAACGAATCCGACTTCAACTTCATCACCCGCCTGGCCAAGCAGTACGACTGCACAGCCAAGGTGGCCGACGGCAAGTTGCTGGTGCTGCCTCGGCAGGCCGGGCAGAGCGCGAGCGGCAAAGCTCTTGGCACCGTCACAATCACCCGCCGCGATGTGAGCCGCTATCAGTTTCGCCTGGGGGACAAAACCACCCACAAGGCGGTGCAGACCAAGCACCAGGACAAGAAGAGCGGAAAGCTGCGGGTCGTCGACCTGGGCAACGAGGAATCCCCGGACGGCCTGCCGCCGGTGCACACCGACCGCCATATCTATCCGAACAAGTCCGCAGCCGAACAGGCCGCAAAGGCGCGTCTGGCTGCATTCAACCGCAGCACCGCCGGTGTGCGCCTGGAGATGCCTGGCCGAACCGATCTATTCGCTGAACGCATGATCAATGCCCAGGGCTTCAAGGTCGGCCTCGATGGCGAGTACCTGGTGGACTCGGTCGAACAGGTGTTTACCCAGTCCGGGTGGAGCACCACGGTCGAATGCAACGGCGGCAAGAAGGGTAAGGCAAAAGCCAAGGGCAAGAAAAAGAAAGAAACCAAGCCGCTCAGGGTCGAGCAGCTTTAAACCCCATCATCACTGGAGAATCAGGCATGACCATCACCGCGCAGCAGCTGCTGCAGATCCTCCCCAACGCCGGCGCTAAAGCCGGCGTTTTTGTTCCTGCTCTCAACGCAGCCATGAGCAAGTACGGCATCGTCACCCGCCTGCGCATGGCGGCGTTTATCGCGCAGATCAGCCACGAGTCCGGCCAGCTGCGGTATGTGCGCGAGCTGGGCAACGATCAGTACCTGAGCAAGTACGATACCGGCACCCTCGCCAAGCGCCTGGGTAACACCCCCGAAGCGGATGGCGATGGCCAGAAGTATCGGGGCCGGGGGCTGATTCAGGTCACGGGCCGGGCGAACTATGAAGCCTGTAGCGAAGCGCTGTTCAGCGATGCTCGACTGCTCAACACTCCCGAGCTGCTGGAGAACCCGGTCTATGCCGCGCTGTCGGCTGGTTGGTTCTGGCAGCGGGCGGGGTTGAACACCCTGGCCGATAAGGGCGACTTTCTCACCATCACCAAGCGCATCAACGGCGGAACCAACGGCCTGGCTGATCGCGAGGCGCTGTATGAGCGTGCATTGAAGGTGCTGCCTTGAAGGCCCCGGGCTGGCTGTTGCCGGTCCTGGCCCTGGTGCTGGCGTTCGCCCTGGGTGGTTGGCTGGCCTGGACGTGGCAGGCCAACGCCTACGGCAAGGACCTGGCTGACCTGGCCGAGGCGTACAGCAGGGACCGCGAGCAGGCCGCCACGGCGGTAATCAACTGGCAGGAAACCCAGCAGGACGCCCGCCGGGCGCTGGAGGACCGCCTGCAGGCGAATGACGAAACCCACTACAAGGAATTGCGCGATGCTCAATCGAACCAAGCTCGCTTGCGTGATCGGCTTGCTACTGCTGACCTGCGGCTGTCAGTCCTACTCAACACCGCCGCCTCGGGTGGTAGCGGTGGGGTGTCAGCCTCCGCCGGCACCTGCGGCGTGGTTCATGGAGGAGCGCGAGCCGAACTTGACCCAGCGGCTGCTCAACGAGTTGTCGCCATCGCCGGAGAGGGTGACCAAGGATTGATAGCGCTAAAAGCCTGTCAGGCCTATGTCCGCGAAGTTACCAAATACTAAAGAGGTGAGCCGAGTGGACACGTCAATATCCAGCCTTGTGCGATCACGAACGTTTGATGGAACAACTTATATATGGCTTTAACATCATCTGAGATCAATGCCACCAAGGTGGTGAACTATGAATTCATAGGTGTTAGGTTCTTTCTTTTTTTCTGTGGGTTCTCGGCTGAAAAAGTCAATAGAGTTGCCCTCTGTGTCGAAAGTCGTAATAAGGACGCATCTTTTGTCTTTTGGGTGCTCGACAAAAGCTGAGTGATCAGCGTCTAGAATTTTCCGATTGACTCGTTGGCAGTAGTTTCCCATTACAATGTCCCCCTCTGAGTGGTCGCATTTGTGGAATTGAAGTCCGCAGATAGAGCAGTTTCCTATTGATTCAATTATTCCTGGGCTAGTAAATTTTAAATCCGGCCTGAATAACCCAGAGCAAAAAAGATGTAAGCGTTCTTTGATGACAAAAGTCACATGTTTTTTATGTTCTTCTTTGAGGTGCTCGCAGAGATCTCTAGTGAGTGTTTCTCCAATTTTTATGGCTATATCTATATATTCTGTTGCGTCTATCAGTCTGTGCCACGAGTTATGATTGTCTTCTTCTTTGAATAGCTGCAAAGAGTTAAATGCGCACTTGACTGACGATAAAGTACATTGCATGAGGAAGAAGATGTTTGCCTGTTGCTCGTTCTTTCGATTGATGGCCTGATATTTAAAGTTTTTATAAACAATTATTGTCTCTTCTAGTTCGGATGCGCGTGCTTCTAATATCCTTTTTGACGTGTTTGGGTGGAGGTCGTCCATACATTTTTTTAGCAGTTCACCAAAGTGGTTATCAATCTCTTCGAAGCTAAGTGGTTTTTTTACTTCTTCTTCCATGTTTTTTCCAGTGTCTTGAGGAGTTCTGGGAAATGAGTGGGGTCACCTTCATATTGCACGTCGGTGGTTCTGCTGTTGTCATCTTCGTGCATTATAATGCTGAATCGCAAGTTTGGCTTGCTGTCGGAGGGGTAAAGTTGCTTTGCGTGGCTCAGTATCGCATCTAGTACTACTTTAAATATGTCAGGGTTTGCAGTGTATACAGAGTGCAGGATCATGAGTGAGGGGCCAAACCAATCGATAGAGCGTTGTTCAAATAATGACTCTGGTTCTGAAAGGTATGTAGCTGTAATCCCGCTCCGGGTAAGGTGTTTTAAAAGAGAGGGGGTAGATGCAGCGTATGTGGTTCGATCATGTTGTAAATGCAAGACTGGAAGTGCAACGACGGATGTGTTTATTTCTGCGGTATTGTATTCGGCTGAAATGTCGTGAACGGTGATTTCCATAACTAAATTTCCTTCGGTCAGCTAGCTCATGCTACGCTTTCGGCGCTTGGGGGCAGATTGCCTCCGTTTTCTTCGAAAGGGAAGAGCAGGTGTTTCGGGAGTGGTCGTGCTATCTGCTGAGCTAGGGTTAACTCTGCGGATCGTCTTTATCGAACTACCACACAAGGACGCCTTTTGTTGTGCCTCGGTGATCTCTAGGCTGTAGATCTGCCACCGCCCCTGGGAACAAACCCGCGCCCCTCGCAGACGGCGCAGTCTTCTCGCATCGCGAACCGGTCAAGACAGGCTGAGCACTTCCTGAATGCTGCAGCGAGCAGAAGAGGGCGAGCACGGCGGTAGGTTTCGAAGTCGTGATTCTCCAGGGCAATCAACGCTTGGTCCGCGAGGGTTCGGTATGCGTCCGGGTCCTCGATGTTCGCGTACTCGCGTCCGTTGATGCGTTGGCCAGTGATCACCAGGTCATAAAGGCTGCCGTCGGCCGTTGTGATCGTCAGGCCGTCCATTGGCCACACATCCGAATTGATTCGGAACACAAGCCGACGACTTCCTTTCTCATCGATCACCTGGGCTGCCCAATTCGCCGAACCTTCCGGGTAATAGGTCCTTCC